CAAATAGTATAGGTTTTACAAATAGAAATTTGTCAGATTATGGTATTATTTTTAAATCAAAGGGTGTTAAAGGCAATACTATAATAGAACATAGTAATTATAAAGGTACAATAGTAGATACATTAGAAAGTGACACAAGTTATGAAATAATGCCTATAAATAATTCTAATAAAAATACTTCTGAATTAAAAAGAATGGGTTTAATGAGATTAATAGAGGTAACCTATGATTGGCATTTTAATGAAGTAGATTATGAAAATTTAGATGATATAGTAAAATCAAGAAAATCAAGATTTACAACTGAAATAAAACCATTAGGTGATTATGTAGAGTTTTTTCCGGGCGAAATAGATATGTTAAAAACATCTTTTGGTAATCCAAAAGTAATAGGTTTTAGTATAGATGGTTCTACACAAGCAAATGGAGAATATACTGAATCAGGGTCACTTAACGGTAGTGCTTTACCATATTATATTATAGAAGAAGGTTCAACAACAATTCCAAACACAGTATCAGGGGTAATGGACTTTTTTAAAATATATACAGATTATGATAATTTTGATACAGGTTCAACTAATTTACTTGGTACTTATCAAGCCCAAATTTTAGGATTAACAAATATTGAAGGTGGTTATAGAACAGTCAATACAGGGCCTAATCAATTAAGATTACAAGGTTCTTGGCATACAGAAACAGGTATATTAGCAGGTAATTTAGCATCAAGTGTTACACAACAACCTATTGGTGGTACTGTTGGTACTTATACTGCTGTTGTTACTACAACAAATAATACCAATAGAGCAAGAGGATTTATTTGTGATATTACATTAGATTCACCAACTAATGTATCATCTATAGTATTTCATGAAGAATCAAGTAGCGTATTTATTGGTAAGAATATACATTATAAAGGTGCTCATTATCAAGCAGGAGATACTGTTACAATTGCTGGTTCTGCTGTGGGTTCTTCGCAAGACATTATTATTACCCTACAAAATTCCGATTTAACTACCGAACATAGAATATATTTATTTCAAACCGGTCAAGCATCTGGGCAAAATAATAATGCACTAAATTATGAAGATGTAATTACAGGTACTAATATTAAAAGATGTGATTATACCGGTTTATTAAAAATGACAGCAGATGGACAAGATGAGCCTCAAGATATACATTCTTATGAAGTAAGAACAAATGAAGGTGATTTTATTGCTAATAGTATTGCATATACAGGATTAAGAGCAGAAAACTATTTCTTTAACTATACTACAATTTTAGGTGCATTAGATAATGATGATGGATTTTATAAAGGAGTATATGAAGATACAGCAATAACTACTCAGACTGATGCAGAAAAACAAAAGGGGTATCATATATTTATTCCTTATCATGTAACAGGGGGAAGCAGAAATAATTTACATGAATCTGTTGGTGCATTACCATTAAAAAGAGGTACGCCTATAAGATTTGGTAGTCTATTACCTTTTTCACAAGGCGTAGATGTAGATTTAAGAAGTACACAAGGTAACACAACAAAATCTTTATCAAGAGTTATAGATGCATTTTCTGAATGGGATGATGGAACACAAACTGCAAATACAAGACCTGTTGGTTATGCACCAAGTCATTTATATACAGATACTATGTTAGTTATTAAAAGATTAAAAGCACATAATCATTCAATGCTTGGACAATCAAAAGGTTTTCCTATGCAAAATGCTCATATTTATGGCGATACAACTTCTATTAACACTAAGATAAATACAGAAGAAATTTATAATGGTTCTACAATACCAAACTTACATTTATCTTTTTGTTTTACAGATTCACAATCTTCATTCCCTTCAATTTTATACGCTTATAATTTTACAGATGTATCACAATACCCTAATAGAACAACTTATGGTTTTGAATCTACGGGTACTCAGGCATATGGTTCTGTATCAACAAATAACCATAGATTTTTATCTTCAACAGGAGGTAGAAATGTAGTAGATGATAGAGGAAATGATTTATTGGATAAATCAGACCAAATATACGGGGCAGAAATTTTATTTAAATTAAATTTATCTTTACTTGCCAGCAATGTATCAGTTATAGAATTAGATAATTTATCTCAAACAAGTGGAAGTTTAACACTTAATGCTAATGGCTCTACTACAAATGGTAGAGCAGTAATTAAAATTGAACAAGTAGATATTGCATCTGAGGATGGTTTTTCTACAAATAATGCAGGTACATTAGTTAATGTAGATGTGTCCTCATCTTTTAATAAGATTAATCAATGGGTTAATTTTGTTAATGATTTAACAGGTCATTATTTAGTTTCCGAACAAGATTTATCTAATAATGATATTCCTTTGTATATACACTCAAGAAGAAATGATGTACAAGAATCTACGGCAAATCTTATACATCAAGTTATTAGCCATAATATTAATCATAACGGTACTACAATAACACATTATATAGAAATAGATAATGTTCCTTATTCAAATGGTTCTCATCAATTATATAATATGTATAGAGTTATGAGAATAGCAAAGGACTGTACTTTTGATTTTACCCCTAATGATGTAGAAATGTATAAATTATCAAATAGATTTACTCGTATGCCAGCAGAAAATAAATGTTATACATTAGTAGGAAATTCAAATATTTTTCCTCATCGTGGTGCAGCAAGTACAAATTTAACAGCGTGTAATGAAGCAGTATTATCTATGTATGTAGGTTTAGATGTAGATGGAAAACCTAATTCAGATTATATTGTTAAAAGAGTTAATAATAGTTTTGCTACTGTTGATGGTAATAATAATACATTTATTAAAAATAAATCTTATAATTGTTTAGTTACAGATGGGATAACAGATTTAAATAAAGATTTATTATTTACAGGTGACGGTAGCCTTTCAAACCCCGATAGAATTGTATTTTCAGGTCAAATGAAAAATTTAAAAGGTATAGTTTCAATAGGTGAAGCATTTTCAGTAACTACTCAAAGAAATCCAATAAACAATACTGTTAAAAGATGTAATATAGCAAGCACAGTAGATATAGTAGAAGAAGTAGATGAGATAACAAATACTATATTAGAAACTAATAATATACAATTTAATCCAGAATATAATGTTACAAATGATTTATATTACATAGGTAACAATTACATAGGTAATAATGCCTTTTCAGTTATTAATAGATTATTAAATTATAAAAATAAAAGATTATATATTGATGGAAGAAATATAAAAGGGTTAGATAATATTCCTGACGAATGGAAAACTAATATAGTTTTATCAGAAAATGATGTTGATTCTCAAGTTAGCAATATTAAAAGAATACAATCTACATTTGATTTCTTTAATCATGTAGTAGTTTATGGTGATGGGGTAAAAGGTACAGGTAGAAATAGACAATCAATAAAAGAAACTGATAGAACAATAACTAAGGAAATAACAGACTTAACAATAAAAACACAAAAGGCCGCAGATGATTTAGCAATATCAACAGTAGAAACTCTTGATTCATTAAATAGTCAAGTAGAATTTCAAATACCCAGATTTAAAATACCATATCTAAAGGCCGGTCATATTATTACATTAGATTATCCTACTCAAAAAATACCAACAAATTTTTATCAAGTCTTAGAAATACAAACTATATTTGGACAATTGCCTAAAGTTATATTAGGTAAGTATAGTCAATCTTTAGCAGGAGTATATACAGATATTATAATTAAAAATCAAGAAACAGATGGTCAATTGAGGGGAGATAATTTTACTGATGAAACAGCAAATGTTTCCGAAGATGATGATTCCTTTATTCAACCAATGAAACTAAAAATAACTAAAACAACAACGGCATCAAGTTCTAATAGTACAATAGGGTTTAATAACCTAATAGGGTTTAACAGTAGTGTAGGGTTTGTTTCTACATCATCAAGTAGCCAAGAAGTAATATTAGATGAGGACTTAACGGGGTGATAAAATTTTAACAGAAACAGGCAAAGCAAAAATAAGAGATTTAATTAGTGCTGAATTTAATACAATGAAAATAGGTACAGGTGGAGATAGT